CCTATTGACACTTGTGTTCTGATACCATCCTTGACATCGTTAAATATCTCCGATGCTAATGCACCCCTACCAAAGCGTACACTTGACATCAGCTTTCCTCGCTGAGTATCGAGATATGCGTTTTCAACGACTCCAATTTGTTGACTTGCATCGTGATCTTTTAATAAAGGTGCTTTATTCATTAACCTAGTAAGGTCAATATCACCCTCACGATGCGATAAAACCTCAAGTCCAAAGCTACGAGCTACCGGACTTTCAGAAGAAATGGACATTTCCATCGTTCTATCATTAGTTTCATCTTGTCTAAATTCTAATGGGAATACAGCTTCTCTTGATTCAAGAGTTTCTGTTTCCTCTGCCTTAACCTCGACTTCATCTAAGGTTGCGTTTAATTCTTCATCAGGTGTAAAGAGAATATCTAGCTCCATATCTTCCCTGATTTCTTCGTTGTTTTCTTCAACGATTTCTTCCTGAGTTTCTTTTGTCATATTATTCTCCATCTGAATCCTCGTTTAAATTAACATCATCAAAAACTTGCCCTGTTTGTTGATTAAATTTGTTACCAAATGGCTCTAGCGCAAATTGAATATCAAATTTTTCGCTTAATGCTTTTTCTGAATCAATCTCGCTAAAGTGTTCAGCAACATCTTTACCTTGTTGCGCTAAAACATCCTGCATAGTTGCAAGACCTTGATTAATGTTAAGGACATTTGCTTGAGCTTGTTTTAAAGGATCAACAGCTTCGTATGCCCTTGATGTAAATGTTGGATTGGCAAATTTATCATATTTTGTAATTGGTAATGATATTTTTCCAACAGTCATTGCTTGTAACAACCACTCTTTGTAAAGCGGTCTAGCAAAATGGTTAATAATGAAAGATTGCATTTGCTTAAAGCTGTCTCTTTCACTTAAAAGACCTACTCTTGCGCTTGAGAAACTTGTTTGTGTTAAGTCTCCACTTAATGATGCGTAAGATACACCTAATCCACTTGCTATCGTTCTTAGCATTGCCTTATCGTAATCAGGCATCTGTGAAGTCGGATGTTGTGGATCAAAAAACTTAATATCGTAGCCATCAGGTAATTGGTCAAAGCTACCTGGTTCAAAATTCATTTGTGGTAAGTATTCATCACCACCATAGCTTTCTGCATAACCATCACCACTTGGACTTGTAATAAATCCCATTTTACTTGCACCTGCTTTACTAGCTACAAGCTCTGCAAGTCTATAATCGTTTAACCATTTAATGCTTGTCATAACAGAAGCTATTTTTGGATAACCTCTAGTCTGACCAAAGCGTTCTGGTTGATATATGTGCATCATATCTTCTGCACTTACTCTGATTGACCTTTGTAATTGCTGATCCGGTAAACTATCTTGATATGGATTGTTTTTTAACCAATACCCTAATGGTGCTTGTGTTCTTCTGTCTATTTCTACACCCATGCGTATTTGGCGAGTATCAGAAATATCTTTATTTAATCTGCTATCTAAAAAATCAGGTTCAATAAACTTTAACTTTAAACCATCTCTCGTTTTAATCTTTTGGACTAAAACTTCACCATCTCTTAATAATCCAACAACTATAGACTGATATAAGTCCTGCATTGTGTAGCAATATGACACTTCTGGATTTTCTGACCATTGATACCAATTATATTCAATTAAATCGTTAGCAAAATCATCTAATGTACCATCAGAGTCTCGACCTTTTACTTTTAGTCTAAATCCTTGATTGCCAACTACACCCTCTTTCATTATCTGTAAGTAGCGAGTAATTATGCCATTGTTACGAGCTAAATCCCTAGCTCTATCGCGCATAGTTTTTAAGTTATTTTCTAACTCGCCATCAGGTGAACTATTTATTGTATTCCAATCATTAAATAAACGACCTGTATGGGAAGCTGTAAAGTTTCTATAATTACTACGCTTTTTTCTTCTAAATCTATCCCAAAAAGCCATGACTACCTCTAAAATCCATTAAAAAATTTGGCTCTGACAACTTGGCCTGTGTGGAGACCTTGTTTGGCTCGTTGTTGTCTAAGCTCTGTTACAACTATTCTTTCGTAATAGTCTTTTGCTTCTATTAATTCTTGCATTGTCATCTTGGTAATACTTCTACCTGCAATGCTGTATGAGGTTACATCTTCTGTTTTTCCCTCAAGTAATGCTTTTATGGATTCAAGAACTTTTTGTGCATGGGATCTCGTATCTTTGCCAATACCTTGCAATGCAAAATCAGCTCCAACTTCAAGTTGATTTTCATAAACTAAATATCTATTTGCACCATCATCTACAAAACCTTGACCTGAGTAAACTCCAGGTGCATAAGTAGCGGTAACTGCTTTAGCAATATTTACTCTAAAATTATTATTTGCGTTAGTTGCTGTTATATCAAAGCTGTATTTGCCGGTAATTTCTCTAAAGTAATAAGTAAGCGTATAAGTTGATGCTTTGTAATCACTATAAGAGACTTCCCATTTCCAAGTTGTACCTGCGTTTACTTGTTGCGGTTCAGTTTTTAAATATTCATTGTATAAATCTGTCATTATTTGCTCTCCACTTTCATATTAATAGTGCGAACAAATGTTCTGCTCTGATTTGTAACAATGGTATTTGTTAAAACATAAAAATAGTTATTTTTACCACCGCTAATAAATGCAGTTGTTGTTACACCGCTTGTTGAATCGCTAACAACTGTTAAATCTGATGAAGAAACACTCCAAGTTGATGAGGTTATACTCTCACCACTTACAATTACACTTCCCCAATTAACAGAATAATCTAATATTCCACCGCTAGATTTAGTAACTTGAACTTGGTCTTGAGTAGCAACCTTATAAGGTTCTTTAACCATGTCCTGTTCCTTATGCTAGTGTGAATACACCTGATGCGTTAATTGTGATTTGGAAAGTTGAGCTTGTCGAACTTACTGAGCCACCACCTGTATCGAGGTCAACATAGACTATAAGCGGATCATTTGTAGCTGTATCATCAAACAATACAGCGTATTTAGCTGTGATTGTAACTGCTGAACCAAAAGAAATATCGGCACAGTCAAAAGTAACTGTTCCGCCTGTTTCTGTAACTGTAACTGATCCTAATGTTTGTCTTGAATAATCTGAATCTGCACATTCATTTGTGATGTCTGTTAAAACACTATGTGTTGCACTCGGTGTATAACTCGAAGTGGTAAGTAAGCATTTTAAAGTGTCGCTATCTAAATCAATTTCTGCTTTAGCTAACTTTTCTTTAAAGTCATTATAAAATGTCCAATTTCCTGCTGACATATTGGTCTCCTATGCTATTTTGACTATTAACTCTCTTTCATCATTAGCGTATTCAATGCGGTCATCTTTTGCGTAAATAGTGCCACCTGAACCACCTGTTGTAGTAAGTATAGTCGGTTGTAAACCTGTAAGCGATAATGCACTCGTACCTGGAGATACATCTACCGCAATTACTAATGAAGCACTCTGTCCGCTTAGAACTAAAGTGCCTGTACCTGCAACAACTTTATCTCCATCGATAACTGTTACAGAAAGTCCTGTTAAAGTAAGAGAAGCTGAACCTGGTTCTGCGTTCTCACTTTCGTTAAATGTTGGAATAAGTGCAGTAAGCGATAAGCTACCTGCTCCAACTGTTATATCTTGTCCTCTAACATCACTAGGAGCTAATCCTGTAATGTTTAATGATCCTAAACCTGCTGTTTCATCTAAACCTATTGCAAGTGTTACTGAGTTAGCTGTTAAGGTTAAGGTTGCTGAACCTGGTGTAACGCTCATATCAGCAGTAAACGCAGGTTGTAATCCTGTTAATGTTAATCCAACAACATTTGGTGTTACATTTGCACCAATAACTGAGGTTGGCAACTGACCTGATAAAGTAAGCGTTCCTAAACCTGCTGTGGTAACTGCACCTGCATTAGATGTAGCTTGCTTACCAGATAATGTTAAACTACCTTTTCCTGTTTGTGCATCTTCTCCAACAACTACCGATACACTCTTTCCACTTAAAGATAATGAACCTGCAAATACAGGTATGTTATCACCATCCTCAATATTTGGTGATTGAGGTGATAATGTAAGTGATCCTGCGCCACTTGTTATAACTGTTCCATGCACCTCTGTTGGAGTAAGTGCTGTAAGCGTTAAACTTGCTACTCCAGGTGTTACTTCTACAGCAGTCGCTACAGTTGGTGTTTTAGCTGTTAGTGTTAAGCTACCTGCACCTGCTGTAACATTAAGTGTGCTTATAAAGTTTACTGACTTGCCACTTAAACTAAGTGTTCCAACTCCTGCGGTAACATTTACAGGTATAGCTGTTGAACTCTCGGAATATGATGTTTCCGAGTAGGTAGTAAACCCATAAGACATGATTTACTCCTATTGTGGTTCTTGTTCTATTCTTGGATCAACCCAATTCTCGTTTAATACCCATCCATCTGCTTCAGTATAAAACCATTTATATCCAAAATACTCGGACTCTGGTTCTGAAACATTTGTGAAGTGATTTACATTAGATGTATTTACATCAGAAATAATTAAAACTTCATTACCATTTGCGTCTTTGATAACTGTTTGATCATTTCCAATTTCAATGATGGTATCATCTGAAAATTGATAAATAGCTATGTTTTCTAATACATTATCATCTGTATTTTTTGAGCTATTCCATGTTAATACTTGTGTCATATCTTATCCTTTTATGTTTATTTTAGTTGAAGAAATTGCTTGTCCTGCGTTTACAGTCTTGCCTGATTGCGCTGTTAAACTAAGTGTTCCATCATTCAGAACATAATATTTTTGTGCAGGAGTTAAACCACTTTGGTTTGCGTCAATACCAATTATTTTTACTTTTGATGTTTCATTTGCTGATGATGTATTTTTAGCAAAACCAATAAAGTTTTCATCAGTTAAATTTGTTGATGACTCTGTAAATGCAGGAGCATAACCAAATGTTGCGCAGTCATTTCCATGTTCTTTTCCTAATAGAAGCATATAACCTTTTTGAGATTCTCTACCTGAAGCTGTATTGCCTACATATTTAATATTCCAATAATAATTTTCATTGGATGACGCGTCATGAACTTTAATAGTGTTTGTTACTGTTACTGTTCCGCTTGAGTTTTGTAACTCTTTTACAAGAACATCATAATTATCTGCGGAGTTGTTATAAGAAAAATAATATTTTTCTGAATGTGGATTGTAGGTTAGTAATTGTGTTCCCTCGACATAATATTCCTCTGATCCATTTCTATCAACTGCTCCTGCTGTTCCTGCTGTAATTGTTGTGCCTGAAAATGTAAATGAGCATTGTCGTAATTCAGTTGTGCTATCTTTCCATACAGCTAAAGCATTACTGCTTGAAGCAATAGCAACACCACCATAAGCATTTGTTCCATTGCTTTCTAAGACAACTGCTGTTCCCATTGTAACTGTTCCATAAGTTGTTGAACCATCAACAGTAAAAGCCCTAACTGTTGGATAATCAGAATTTGCTTCTGCTCTCCACC